TGAATGCGTCAGCATAACGTACTCTCAATGTGTGAATTTGTCCTACTGGACCTGCCATTGGTTGAACACCAACGATTTCGTTAGCAATTACTGATGGCATTACGCGGCGGATTACTGGTAAAATTACGCGGTTAAGTGTAGCAACATTACCTGATGTTGATGCGCCGGATGTTGCAGCCTCTGTCAAATAGTTTTTTGTATTCTCTAGAGTTACTGACATTGTACTACGAGCTGTACCTGAAAGACCTTCTAGTAGTGCGTCTTTAGTTTCGCTCCAGTTTTCATTTAATAGTTCTGACATTTTTAGTCTCCTAAACTCCTTAATTATAAATTTATAATCCTGCTAACTTCTTCAAGTCAATAATGTTGGATTTTGCTTGTGTTTCTTCTTGTTGTTTCTCTTCAGTAACAACCTTACGATCACCAGTTACTTCCTTCTTTACTGAACCTTCTGTAAGTTTGCGTTTAATACCAGTGCCATCACCATTAATAACTGCTGGCAGGTATTTGTCAAAAGATGCTTTAAGTTTTTCAGTTTGTACTGACTCAAGTAGGCTTTCCATTACTTCTCTCTTCTCTTTCGCCAAAGGTGAAAGTAGTTGTGAAAGAACGTCCTTTCTGCTTGCTTGATCATTAATAATTCTGATTTCACTCATTTTTGCCTCTACGAGTGCATCTTTTTCTTCTATTGTTTTATTGGCTTCTGCCAATACCCCTTCCATCTCTGAAAGTTGTTTGTTAAGTTTTGCAACTTCTGTATTCTCGTTCAAATATGAATGAGCATACTCCGCGGCAAAAGCTTCAAATAATTGACGTCCAAAGTTATTCTCACGAGCACTTTGAATATCTTCTTTAAGTTGTGACATCTCACCCTTAATTGTCTTGGTGACAGTCTCTTCAACCATCTTAGCACTACGCTCAATGAATGTTTTCTTAAGTTCGGCTAGTTTTGCTTTTGCTTCTGCTACTAGTCTTACTTTTGTTTCAACTACGTCCTTCTTGTCTTCGTTGAATTCAACAATCTCTTCGCTTAATGCTTTGATTACGAAATCTTCTAGTTTCTGCATTGTTTGAGCCTGTGTGCCTCTGTCAGCACGGAACTCATTCATTTCAGTTGCTAGATTTTCTGTTACGAACTTGCTTAGAAGATCGGCATGCTCTGTTACTGCTGTCTTGTATGCTACTCGCTCAGCTAGTAGTGCTTGCTTATCTTCTACAAATTCGTTGATTTCTTGTTTTAGAGAATCTGTAACCATTGTATCTAGGGCTTCGACAATCGCCTCCTTATCGTGTTCATATCTCTGTGCAAATTCTTCGCGTAACTCAGCCTTGTTTTGCTCAGTGGCTTCCGCCAACTTTGCTTCCCAAGCTTCTGTTAGTTCTGCTTGAACTTCCTCAGAAATAATATTGTTCTCGATAAGTGGTTTGAATACGTCTAACATAATGCTCTCCTAAATTTTTAGGTCCTTTATGAGACGCAAAATACTTTCCTTTAAGTATTTTTGCGCTTTTTGATTCTCACGCACTTCAGCCGCCGCCTCCAACACTCTATGTCCGCCTCTCATGTTTAAGAGGCCTTCATAAATTGCTGTAGGATATGCGTCTGGAGCACTTGGTTGTGCTACTACATCAATAGTAACGATTTCAAAATCTGAAACATCGCCAGAGGCTTCACGGACATTACCGCTTCCTCTGGATGAAACTCCTAATTTAACACCCGACTCAAGCATTGTTTTAACTAAGTTACCCATTGGTGTTGGTAGGACTTTAAGTTTACCATAACCGTTAGGTCCATCCATCCACATTTCTGTAACCATGTGGGAAACACGATCTAAGTTAATCTTAAGATCGTCTGGATGGTCAACTTCGCCTAGTACTGAGTTACCTTGATTGATCTGCTCATTTAATGTTGATACCGCGGCTTGAATTTCAGAGACAGGATATACACGTTTGTTAGCGTTCTTTACACCACCTTGGATGCAAATACCCTTCATGTATAGATTCTTGCCTTCTGCATCAGTCTCAGTTACAATACGAGCTTGGTCAAATGTCAAGTGTTCTCTTAGATAAGTCATGTTCGTTTACCGTTAGGCCTTCTTCATGTCTGGCTCTGTAGTCATACCCATGTCTTCTGCCTTTGGAGCAGGGGCACTCTTACCTTCGCCTGATGACATTGCACCTGGTTCGTGTGCGTCGCCTTGTGGCTTACCACCTGTTGCAACAGGTGATGAACCTTCGCCAGCGCCACCCTTAGGTGCAGGAACTGGTTTTAGTTCAGCCGCTTCAGCAACTACTTCTTCTGACTCGTCTAGATCTTCTTCTGCTTCTTCTGACTCTTCAACTGCTTCTTCGTCTGACTCAACGGATTCTTCCATCTCTGGTTCCATTTCGTCTTCCATGTCATCGCCTTCGTCGTCACCAACTTCAGCCATTAACTTGTCGAATTCTGCTTGAAGTTCATCAAATGCAGCTTCTAGATCACTAATTCTTTCATCGGTTTCTTCGTCGGCATCGCCTTCGTCGTCACCCATGTCTTCGTCTTCCATGTCCATAGCGTCGTCAAGTTCTTCACCTGCGTCTTCTAGAGACATGCCTTCTTCGTCGCCTTCAATATCACTAACAAAATCTTCTACTTCCTCGTCTGAGATTGCTTCTTCAACTTCTTCAATCTCTTCTTCGATAGCGTCAAGATCTTGTTCATCAATCAAGCCTTCATAAATCTCACGTGACTTTTCAACAACAATTTCGTGGAAAAGTTCGCGAGCCTTATCTTGCTCTTCGTTGATGATATAATCAAGCAACTTTTCAAATTTATTACTCATAGCGAAATCACT